ATCATCTGCAGGAGAAACTGCTAATGGAAAAGTTACTGCAACAGCATTATCTGCAGTTCCATCTGTAGCTTCTACAAATCCAGTAGTCATATTTAATGCTATTCTTGTATAATCACCATATATAACTTCAGATATAGTAGTACCAGTACTAGCAGCTGTTGGAACTGTATCACAAAGGGCAACCCAAAAAGATACAGCTGGTCTAGGTAAAGTTGCACCCCTTAAAATAGAATTTAATATTTCATCTAAATAATAATTACTTACTCCAGCCATAATAATTCCTTCCTATGTTCTACCGAACTTAAATGTTGGGGTTATAGTAATTGATTCAGTAGAATACTGAATTGGTCTAGCTGCTTCAAAATAACAAGCCCACATTAAATCACCAGTGCCACCAGTTCCATTAGTTACTATATATCCCCATACGTTTGTAGATGTACCCATACTAGTAAAATTATCCCATGTCTGTGCTGCATAAGTAGTTACACCTTGTACAGTAGAAAGAATAGCTGTGACCCATGATGCTGCAGATAATGTTTTTTGTGCATAAGTTGTATTATCATCAGTATCCATTACAGTAAAAGTACCTACTACATCTGTTACATTCGCTGTTATATCTGTTGTATATAAGTTTATGTAAAGATTACCTGGGGTATCTTTAACACAAAGATCTGCAAATGCCAGCAGTCCAACATCAGGAATTTGTATTGTATCAGCCATTTAAATCTCCTTAAATATGTTTAGTTATCCAATTATGAGTTGCTTCATCAGCCACAACCCTAGTTTCTTTATGTAACATTGTAGCTATGTAAAGAGGTTCTCCCTTATACATATAGTAACCTGAGCCTACTGGTGAATCAACATCATACCTTAATTTCCCACCAGAAATGTCGTTAATCGACGCGCCCACTCCAACCATAACACCTGATGGAGATAACCAAGTTGGTGTGTTAGTTCCTAAGTCATCACCAAAATCACTGTATTGTAGTGTGTTCTCAACAACTCCATAATCAAACCACCTTTTATCCATCTTATCTGGTGTGATTGCCGAATCATATGCTGAACCACCTGTTAGAATTATAGTCCTGTTATCAAAACCTATATATAATTCTGAAGCACCTCGTGCTATCATCTTTATTTCAGTATTGAATTCAAAACTATTAACATCATTCTGAAACCATTCAGGAGATGATGGGTCACTATAAACAAGTATGTTTCCTATAGCTCCCCATATTCTCCCAAAGGCTTCTACTATATACTTCATGGGTTTAGCTTCATGATAGAATTCACTTTGTCTTAGGAGAAATCCAGGTTCTTGTCCATCCTTTTCAAAGAACTCACTACCATTATTATGCTTAACCCAAGTTTTAGCTTCTTCATCAATTACACTCTGACCCCATGTCCGTAAGGTGGAATTCTCAAGAGCACTACACCATGACTTATTTGATAGATAGATAACGTCTCCTATCTCTACATAATACATCTTGGATTTACCACCTTCAACTGACCCAAGAGAAGTCTTGGTACTGTCAGTAAGATTTAATTGATAAAGAACATCGTCAGCAACACAAAGTGTAACTGAACCATTCCACATACTATGTGCATTTGCTAAAACTATTTCATTAGAAGAACCTTCCCTTCTTTGTAATCTTAAATTACTATAAGGAAGAGCATTCATAACAAAGTGTGGAACTAAAACACCTTCATTAATAAGTCCCCCAGATACATTATCCATACCTGTAAAACCATTTATATCAAGTTTAGGCATTAATTCCTCCACGAACTTTTACATCTGTTTGACCTACGTTTAGATATGAAGCCATGAAAACGAGCCATACCTTCATCATAGAACTGTTGTTCGACAGCAGTATTTATCTTCTGACCTTCAATTCCATCTTCGATAATACTCCATATTTTCATAGCAGCGCCAGATACAATTATATTTCTGTGTAACATTTCTGGTATACCGTCAGGTTCATCATCAGAGTCTGACATCTCTACAGGATTTCTTCTATAAAGAATAGCCAATGTTTCAACAGTAGAAGGTATACCTTGATAATACACAACACTTCCTTCCACCGCTACATCTGTGACATTGCCAACAGTATCCATATCAGGGTACTTATCAACAAGCTCTTCAAATTCTACTAAGTTAATTTCTCTATCATCATTACCTATGTACAATAATTTACCAGAGAAATTACTTGGCATACTTGTATAATTTAATGCTGCTGTGGAGTCACCAGCAATAGAGGCTGTACCAGTTCCATTGGTGATTGTCTCACTTTCGAACGTTCCAACTTGTGTGGTGACTCCAAGATTTCCAACAGCATTACCATCCCAAGCACCTGTAACAGTTACACTAGTAACTAATCCAGTGGCTTCCGATGTTCCACCAGTAATAGTATCACCTATAGAAATAGCAGCAACATCTCCACCAGTAAAAGCTAACTGATTACTTGCAGTAGTTATAGCACCATAAACTTTAAATGATGGAGGTTCAACTTCTTCAACAGCATTATTAACAGCTTCATTGATAAAGCCAACCAGCCTGTCAATAAGTTCAGGGTCTGGGTCCTGAAGTTTAATCATAACTTCTTCTTTTAGAGTTGCTAAATCCATAAGTTTACCTTCCTAAGACTGGAGTTTAGACATCAGTACATGCAAGCGAGCAACACCTGCAGTCAATGTAGTATCTGCAACAACAGCGTAAATACAAGGACATGCAGTAGCAGCACCCTGAATAACCTTACCACCATAAATAGTTCTAGCCATTGCAAAGTCTGTACCAGTCTGAGTATTTGGTGTCCCCTCAGTAAGTGTTGAAGTAGGCATGTAATACGCAGCTGTAGCTTCAGTAACATCAGTAGATGCAAAATACTCATCAGCATCACCACTATCTACAGAACCGCCAGTTGTAATAACATCAGTTGCTAAAGTACCTTCACCGATAGTCATAGATGGTGTACCACCAGCAAATAATGTAGATATTTCAATCATTACATTATGTATGAAGTAATCTTCACCAGCAACTGGAAAAGAAAAGAGTACTGCTTCATCACCCTCGCCAGCTTCAAATCCAAAGGCTGCTGAGGTTACCCAAAGAGGATTAATTCTGATATTTGTTCTTTGGTCTGTTCTTCTTAAGTCGAGAATAGCCATTTATAAATCTCCTTCATTTTAAAATTAAGTTAAATTAAACAATTACTGAGTATGTACCAAATACAATCATTTCACCTGCTGTTGATGTATCTGGGTCAATAGTTACCGTAATCCTACCAGAACTATCAGCAAAGTACTTACCACCTGCATTAACATTGGTTCCGGCTAATGGTACTTTGTACCCAGCCTCATCAATCTCTGCTTCAACATTTGTAAGAAATGCATCAACTAGTGACTCACTTGCTGTCGCCCAACCTATTGTCATTGTGGGAGTAGTACCATTAAACGCTGTATTAACCACAAGATGAACATTAGTTACAAGTGCGAACCTTGGTATTCTGACAATGTTATACAAAGTTCCTGCATCAGTAAGTGTTGCATAAGTCATTACCTTACTTTTGAAAGTTCTAAAATTATCAGAGAACTTGTTTGTATAAAGATCTGCCATGCTATTTCCTCCTTAGTCGTCCAGTTTCTGTCCCCATGTAGAACCTACAATAATACCATAGTCTCTACTGTTGAACTTAGTTTTTTCGATACCCCAGATACCACCACCTCTAACATTCATGAAGCGATCTGCATCAGCAGTATACGGATGGAAAGCCATAGTTGTTCCCTTACTATCACCAGCTCCACCCCATGCCATTACAGCAGCCTGAGCACCGAGCATGATATTACGAAAAGTTCCTGCAGATGAATCAGTTGAATCAGCAACCATATGCCTTATTCTTTCACTCTTAGAAATCAGCATACCATTATACTCAATTTCTACCTGAGGCATATTGAGTTTCTGAGCTGCACGAAGCATATCTCCCCACTGACCAACATTAGTATCTCTACGTAACTGATCAAAGCAGTAATTATGAAGAATAACTCTGAATTTTTTCTTCCCACCTATCATAATAGGACGCAGTTTGTAGCAACTATCTGCTGTAGGAAGTTCAGCTTTCTGCTTCATAGCATCAAGAAGTGATAATGTCATAATATCAGAACTTGTAACAGTTGCATCTGAC